TCTTGATCTCCTTCTTCAAATAAATCTAATGGAACAATCCCACCTGTTTGCATTTTCGGTACTGCTCCTTCAAATAGTGCAGGATTAATAGTTGCCATGGTTCCTTCTTCCCTATCATAAGCAGAAATAGGAATTGCTTGAGATGTAGGAGCATACTCTGGTCCTATTACTTGGGCTAAAGCCTCTTGTAAGGTAATTAAGCCCTGTGCAAATTGGTTAATTATGTCATCAGAAAGTGTTCCACCTCTTTTCTCAACCATTCCTCTTAAAATCATGCCACGTGCTTCTACAGGACTAATACCCATTTTAGCCGCTAATGCAGCAACTTGGTCATTGATAGACGAAGGTACAGGTCCTCCCTCTTGATACTCTGGTAAAGGTACAGGTCCTCCGCCTCGCATACCTTCTTGACTAAATAATTGAATGTCCTCTGGGAATCTAAAGGAGGATCCAGGGACCCGTTGTTGTGAGCCATGGCTATGTAACTCAGGGTGAGTATGATAATTATTAGAAAGTTGAGGTAGTACACCTCCGTCTTGATACCCTGGTAAAGGTACAGGTCCTCCGCCTCGCATATTTATAGGAGATAGACCAGACACGATTCCGTGTTCACGGTCGGAGAACATTTGCCTTGTTTTCCAGTTCATTACATCCATCCTGGGAGCTGGGCTCCAAAAATACTTGCTAAAGCTTTCATAGGATTAAAATCACTTGGAGTAGGGTTAAAGCTAGTTCGCGAATACGTTCTAGGTAACATGCCAAGCATGCTTTGTAATCCCGCCATACGTTGCCATGGTTCCTGTGCCATTTGTCGAGCAGCATCATACTGAGCACCATACATTTGATTCTGTATGTCTCGGCCCATTTGTCCCATTTGATTAAAGGCATTTACTTGATTCATCAAACCTTGCTGGCCTGTCATTCCAAGTTGCCCAAACATTCCTCCCATTTGTCCTAGGCCACCTGCTGCGGTTTGTGCTCCTTGCATAGCTTGTCCAAAGCCTTGAGAACGTAGTCCACCAATACCTTCCATCATGCCACGTCCAAAAGCTCTTTCTCTTTCTTGTTCCATTAACCTTCCACGGGATCCGCCAAAAGCTCCTTGACTAACCTGATTTGCTCTATTTTGCATACTGCTTTGAGCATTCCGTTCTTGCATATCTTGCATAGTTTGTTGTACTACGTCTTGCTCAAACGGATTATAGAATTGTTGTATTCCTTGTGGAGTGTAGTAACCCGCTCCCTGTTGCATCATTTGACCACCTTGTTGAATGTAAGGAGTAAACCCACCAAGGCCTCCTGCTAATTCTCTGGCTCTCATTTCATAAGGGTCAAAACCAGCATACTGTTTTACTGGAATAGGCATTGGAGTGCCTGCTAGACCAAAGGCAGATTCTAAGAATCCACGCCTCATAGCCTCAGCCCAAGGCTGTTCCCAAGTCGTTTCGGTTGATGCTGGGGCATTGCGACCGAGATTATATGATTGTTGCATTTCCATTATGACATCCTCTCTGCTTCTTTCATTAGTTTATATAAATTCTGTGCTCCGATATTCTGGGTAGCTTTTCTTGTCATTACAAATTCGCCTGGCTCTAGTTTTGCTAAAGTAATATCTCCTGGTCCTTCACTTGATAAACTAGCTATTCCTCCATGTTTCATTCCAGGAGGAGCCTGATTAGCATACCCTACACCAGGCATTAAAGCTGGTTGTAGGTTAAAAATTCTATAGTCTGGTACATTCTCTGAAGCTGCATTTCCCTGAGCAAATGCCTGTTGCCCTATAGGTACGTATTCGGCCTTCTTATGCTTATCGTTTAGATATCTGAGTAAAAGTAGTTGTCCAAGTGGAGATTCTCCAACTCCTCCTAAAAGTCCTCCTATTCCACCCAGAAGACCAGTGCCTCCTGCTCCCGCAGTACCAGGGCTTCCTAATAATGAACCTAAAAACCCACCCCATTTATTTGCACTATCACCACTGTCGCCACTGTCGCCACTGTCGCTACCTAAGAAAAAGTCCTTAAGCCTTGGCCCTATTCCTAACCCAAACATTCCTTTATCTTCTGCTGGTTGACCTAGAGAGCTTAGAATTCCATAAGGATCACCTTGATCCGAACCTGTGTCGTAGCTCCAACTATCAAATAGATCAGACATCCAAGAATCGTCTCCAGGATCAAAACTTTGATCGTAGCTCCAATCTGATGGGTCAAATAGGTTAGACATCCAAGACTCATCTTCCATCAAAGAGCCTAGTCCAGCAGTAAGACCATAAGGATCATCTTGGTCCGAACCTGCGTCGTACCCCCAATCATCAAAATTAGGTACTTCCCATTCTTCCCACCAATTACTTTCTGCCATTACTATCTCCTACTTTTCTTTCTTATCTCCGCCATGCGATGCACCAAAATAAAAGGAAATAACCGCAGAGGCTAGTCCACCTAAATAACCAAGAACAAGATTAATTAAAGCTTCGCTATTTTGTTCTGGTGGCTGAAGAGTGACTAAGAATATATATCCTAAAAATCCTCCCAATGTAGCGATACCCATAATTCTAGTGGTCCAGTCTTTACTAAACCTAGTTCTGGCATCTTGTTTGTCTGCTGTTTCTAGTGCATATATGTCTAGATCAAGCTCCTTCATCTTTATTTCAAAGTCGGCTTCTACTTTCTTTATTTCCGCTAATTGCTCAGGTGTGGCTTGTTGCATAGCCTGTTGAATCTTTTTTGGTTCTGGCGAACAGCCAAGCACTTCGGCTATCATATTCGCTGCTGCACCTCCCATTGGTCCGCCTAACGCAGAACCCAATGTAGGAGCTACCGCACCAACTAAATTCTTAATCATTCCGAACTTCATTATGGTCTCCTAAGATTCTTTTTATAATTTGATACTTTACCATTTTTCATGGGCTTTTGTCTTATTTTCCTGACTCTTTTCATGCGTTAACCACCTTATCTTTAAGTCTTTGGGCTCGATTTCCTACTTGTGTGGCCCATTTACTATCTAGCATTTCTTCTCCTGCTTTACTCCAATCCTCCTCTTGCATAGCTGCTAGAAACTTTACAAACTTACTAAGTCTTGGATAACCTAAGTTAAAACACATATTGGCCATTACCCTTTGACGCTCATCATCTAAATTACGCCACCAAGACATATTTCTATCTAATTCAGAACAAACTATATCTATGTCTTTATTCAGATACTCTTTTACTTTATCTTCTGATACAGGGGTACCAACTGGTAGTCCAAACTCTTCATCTCCTTCAACAATTAAGTGACCAACACCTAAAGTGGCATAGCCTAAATGATCGTGATAGACCTCAGTTTTAAGTCCTTCGTCCATGATTAATTCGTCTATTAACTTTTCTCTATCCATCATAGTGATACCGTTATTGCTCCATTGGTTATAACACTCAAAGAACCAACATTTCCTGTCGCTTCTACTCCTACCTCTGTTCTTGTTGATATATCTTGCCATTTTCCTCCAATATATACTTGTAATACTTGTTTACTGGTATTCCAAACTACATCTCCAGCATTGTGTATGGTTTCGTCTAAAGTGCTATCGTTATATTGAGGAGTTGCTGTAGGATCAAAACGCCCTAGGTTCACTTCTAAAATACGCACTAAACGATTATATATACCTGGATCTACTTCACTAATGGCGACAGGTAAACGTGTTTCTAACAACTTAGCCATTATCTTCTACCATTTGGTTTTAGCTCTAAACGAGTTGCACCCAAGCGCCAACCAACTCCATTTCTATTAGCTGTATTATTGTCGTCATCTGACTCTACTCTAAAAGCTATTTGTCTTGCCCTAACACGCGTATCTAATTTTTGAGTAGAGCTAGTAACTGTTTGTGTTGTGTCAGTAGATAAGCTATCTCCAGGATAATCTCTAGATTTCAGGACAAAATTAATGGTTTGGTCTGTCCCACCGCTTCCTGTAAATTTAACATCTGGTATAACTTTCCTAATAAAGCTAAAGTATTCTCCTTCGTCTATATCAAAATCACTTGATTCAATATACACATTGTCCATTGGAGATCCATCTGCATCATTACCTGTTTCATGCTTATATAGATATTGGGTAGAACTAGCCTCACCAGTTGCTCTTGGGTAAGAAGTAATTCCTTCATCTAGCCATGCGTAGCGAGTAAGTTGTCCAATGCTCCAACTTTGCTCTAAATAATTATAGGTCACATATCTGTCTATTTCTGTACTGGAACTTGAACAGTAATACCATCCAACTTCGTTAAACTGTTTATTTACAAAGCCAAATACTTTATAAGCCTGTCCTTCATTAAAGTCACTGAAAACATAGTAATGTACGCTACAAGGCACAGGTGATACAGCACCATCATAAGTATAAAATCCTTTTCGATCCATCCAGAACACTCCACGTGGAGTATTGACTGGGGATTTTGGACTTATTGAGCCTACACCCATATTAATTAAATTGATTCCAAAAGTATAAGGAGGGCCAACATATTGCATGGAATACATAGAAATATCTGTCCAAATCAAAACTTCTTCCCTTGCGCTTATTCCAGCTACAATCTCTGAACCAGAAGAAATTCTAAGAGATCCCGCTGAATTAGTAGGTTTAGGCTCCCATTCTGTAGCACTTTCTTGGTCACTCCAACTAATAAGCATAGGGTCCAAACTACCTGTTCTACTGCTATTTAAAATTGGATCTGCTCCTAAACAAATAACATGTCTATCTTTCTCCGACACAAGAGCTTGTAGCGTCTTAGTAGGAGGGAGATTAGCGCCACTTAAATCTGATAAAGAAGAAGCTCTCGTACTGGTACCAGCTGACTGATCCCAATAATATATACCTCCTAAACGAACTGAAGAAATTAGGTCTTCTCCAAAATTAGTCATGTGCCAGAGACGTAATTGAGTAGTATCATCTAATGAGCCAGCGCTTCCAAAACCACCATTTCCCCAACCAAGAAGTCCCCAACCAGTACCTTCTACATAAGTATCTAGTCCTACATTAATTTGATAAGCTCCTACAACCGAAGAACCTCCATTACCGCTATCACTACTGTTTGCTGTGACTGTAGCTCCAGCAGTATCTTTTGCTTCAATGGTGTAGCTATTTGCATTAACAATTGTAGCTATTTGATATTCCTGATTAAGAACATTGGCTGTGATATTTCCACCTAAAGTAGCAGCGCCACTAAAAGTAACAAAATCATTCTTAACTGCCCCATGCGCTGTATCTGCAACAGTTATTGTTGCATCCCCATTAGTAGCAGAAAAGGTGACGTCTCCCGCAGATGTTGTTGCCCTTAAAGGAGTTATATCGTGAAAAGTATTTCCAAGTTCAACATACTGTTTAAGTGTTGTTCCTACGCCTAAATACCTAGTTCCAGCTAGATTAATCCAACCATATAGAGTTCTTCCAGTTCCTAAATAAGTATCGGAGGTAGATTTTTCCCAACCCCCAATCTTTTCTGGTAAACCGTTACGAAATCTAACTAAATTAGCGTCATACCATCCGCCTTCGTTACTATAGTCAGTACCTTCACGATTTATTCCTGGTTTGAATATATACTTGGCGTAGGGCATCTCTCATCACTTCTTGAAATTTAAAGCTAGAAAATCAATTGCTTTTTTAATTTTTGATACAAAAGCATCATCTTTAGTATTTTTAGTATGAGGAGCAATTGCTGAGATAACCGAAGCCACAGCAATAATCCATACTATTACATTTATTATTGTCCAAATCATTTTAAAACACCTGTCCTGATAAAATTGTCGCCATTCCCACTACCAATGAGATTAGCGTAGTTAATATTAATAATTCTAAACGCTTGATGCGATAGATAGTTTCACGCCATCTCTCAGCACAAACTGCTTCATGCTTATCGAGATCTGCCGCTACTTCCATGGTAGTTTTTCTAGGCATCTTCCGTACTATTTAATTTAGAATCTTCTTCCAAATCTTCTTCCTCTTTTAGTTCACCATTGGTTAAAGAGGTTTCAGATAATGAAACCTGGTAAGCACTTAATGCAGTTACTCTTATATCTAATTGATACTGAATATTAAGAAGTTGACTTCTAAATGAATCTATTTCTTGTTGCAGATTTAACATATAGACATCTCTAAGCTCTAAATTAGGCTCAGTTTCCTCAACTATATTCTCTTGTTCTATCATATTTACTCCTATGATTTTTCTACTACATCAAAACAGTTCAAGTTTGCTGCAACTGTTCTTCTTTCACCCTCTCCAAAGAAAGGATATACCATATGCTGTAATCCAGAAGGAAACATATATTGCATGCCTATTTCTGGCTTAATGACACAACTTTGTGGTGGAAATAATCGCTCTGAATCTAACAAACTATTTCTACCGTAATTGAAGGCCAAACATCCGTCACAATGACCAGAGTCATTATATAAACTATACTCTGGAGTCCCAGACGTGGGCTGATCTAGTATCTGTTTAGGAACTTTTGTCCAAGTTGTACAAGAAATACCCATAACAGTTTTCGTGCCATGATCGTGTATAGGATTATAGTCTCCTTCAAAGCTATGAACTGACCAAAGTTCGTCCATTTGAACGTGCTTGTCATGTTTAAAGCTACTTCCTGTCATTCTAGAAAAATGATTAATATAAGTAGCTCCTAAGTTAGTTATATACTCAGAATAGCCTTTTACTCTATCATCTTCATAGGGAGGAATATTTAGTTGTTCACCCTGATGAATTTGACCTACTAGAGTATTTGCTAAAGACTTTCTTTCTTCATCCTGTAACAATTCATCTAAGTAATCATTAAGACCTTCTACATACTCATCAGGCATTTTAGCTTTAAGCATAAATACCGCGGGCATCGTATAGATCTCGACTTGATGTTCGTTAGCAATATTTACTTCTGTCATAGTTAACTAGGTACGCTAAATGCTTCGTCAGGTACTGGGTTAGTAGGTGGGTTAGTAATAACTGAATCCACTTGACTAGCGAATATTGTGTCCCAATGAGAAACAGGACATAGTTTCACTAAATCTGCATTACTATATGTACCTTTTGCTGCTTTAGTAAAGTTAGTTGCTCCTGAATCAGGGTCAACTGCCTCTACGTCTGTAGTAAAAGTGCTAGTATAGTAAGTAGCATCACCATCGCTATCATTCTCATATTGCATTTCCAAATGCCATTTTTCCACTTTACTGGATTTGACATGAGGAACGGTTTTTACAAGTTTTTTGCTTACTGCCATTTTTTACTCCTTATTAAGTTTATCTTCTAATTCTTCGACTTTTGCCGAAAGTTCTTGCACTGCTTTAACCATCATTGGCATTAAATTACCAAAGGCTATTTGCTGTGTTCCATCTGGGTCTTCGCTCCAAATATTATTACCGTCTGCGATTTCATCAGAATGTTTGTCTATTATAGCCTTTACTTCTTGAGCTACAAAACCATGATTAACTTTTCCAAAACCTTTACATGGCTCCTCTGAATCAGCTTCATATTGAGACATATCTTCTGGAACATCTTTCTTAGCTTTCCATTTATATGTAACAGGCCTTAACTCATTTATAAAAGATAATCCTGCAGTTGAACCTTTTATGTTATCTTTTAATCGTTCATCTGAGGCTGCTGCCCATGAAGTGTCTGATCCGTCTATGCTTAAAGTAGCTGAATTAGTTGATTGTCCAAAACGTACTGTATTTGCTCCACCAGCACTAAAATTATATCCAATAGCTATTTCATTACTTACTGTCGCTCCACTGCCTCTAACAGCAGAACCTATGCACACATTATACTGTCCTGTCGTCATTGCTACAGTGTTCTGACCCGCCATATACCCTATCACGGTATTTTCTCCGCCTGTGATTGAGGCGCCCGACTGGAAACCAACCGCTGTGTTACTAGCTCCTGTTACAACAGATCCCAATGCCGCATAGCCTATAGCGGTATTATTATCTACTGTTGTAAGAGCATCTAGTGCGTTATAACCTACAGCTACATTGAAATCTCCTGTAGTGTTTGAAAGCATGGCATTTTTACCTATAGCTGTATTGTTTGCACCTGAAGTATTTGCTTTCATGGCATCGTGTCCTACGGCTACACAATTACTTGCTGAACTAACTGCTAAAGCTTCACTTCCTATGGCTGTATTTCCTGCTCCTGTTGTTGCGTCTCTTAATGCTTCTGAACCAAATGCCGTATTGTCGCTGCCTGTTGTTACATTAGTACCCGCTAAATACCCTACAGCCGTAGTATATGCAGCAGTAGTTACTGCTTCACCTGCATCTTTACCTACAGCAGTATTCGCACTACCTGTGGTATTTGCTGTTAAAGCATTATGACCTACGGCTACATTAGACGAAGCAGTTGTAACTGTAGCTAGAGCATTTGCTCCAACCGCAACA